ATCAAGACCTTCAATTGAAGATAATGGATTATGAAACGCAAGACTTCTTAGTTTTACGCCAGATATCAATGTTGCTGATGAACCAATAAACTCAGTTTCAAACTCTTGTCTAAACTGTTCTTCACTGGTGTTTCTAATAGTCTCATTCTTCCATTCTTCATCTCGACCTGGAACTTGAGACCAATGCACCTCAAGTGTTTTGTAAGTAGACCTACCCTCAATTGCATCCACCCACATCTTATAGAACATGTTCAATCCATTAGGGGTCGAAACAATAATAACCTTCGTAGTCTTACCAGAAGAGATAACAGGGTAAGTAGAAGTAAAGAAATCTTGAGCCATGTTATGTTGAACGAAAGCAAATTCATCCAAGAAAACTAGGTTATAAGTTCCTCCACGAACACCTGATGCAGAAGTCGCATATGCCCAAATCATTGAACCATTCTCTAGTTCAATATTACCTTTGTTCCAAGTTTTAATACCTTGTTGTAACCACAAAGGCAGATACTCATATGCATATTGAATTCTACCAAGAATCTCTCTTGCTAACGAACCCTTGTTTGCTAAGATTGCAACCTTATAATCAATATTAAACAATACTGACCATAACATATAACCTACAGTTGTGGTTGTTTTACCAACCTGTCGAGGCATCTTAGCAATACAGAATCTATTATTATGAAAAGTATTGACCATATCCTCTTGGAATGGCCACATGTCAAATGGGATAAGACCTTTATCCACATTGACAATCTTTACATAATTTTTAATGAAGTAAATTGGATCTTCAGAACACTTTACAATTTCTGCAACTTGTTCTTCGGTATAGGATATTTCTACCCCTAACCGTTTTAAACTCGCATTACCATTATAACCGCCACCTAAATCTGACATTTTATTTTGTAATACTTCTTAGCATCCAAGCTTGTTTTTGATGTTGGTCTAAGATATCTTGTAGAAAATTTGATACAGCAGGTTCATTCGCTTCATCAGCTGCAACAATACCTGCACGGAGATGTACAATGTATCTATCATTATCTTGTTTCAATTGAGTCATCATTGCAAGAGCACTTGGTATTGTTTCTGTATCTGGTACATCAGATAACTCCAACATTCTAGGTAATGTTGTTGGTGCATAAGAACCTAACATACGAATCTTTTCAGCAATCAAATCTGTGTTTGCCCAAACTGCATTGTAGAATCCATTTAGAAAAGTATGATAGTCATTGAAGTTTGGACCTTCAATATTCCAATGGAATGTATGTGATTTGAAATACAAACCAAAATTTGTACCCAAAATTACTTTAAGTTGTTCAATTAATTGTTCCATGCTTATCCTTATTCTTTAAAAATTTCACTAGTTCTGTTGTAGAGCCAACAAAAACTGCCTTATCTACATTTATGTTTTTTGCACTTTGCGATTCACCCGTCAAGTCTCTTTTTCTCTTTTGTACTTCAAGTAAATCTTTATTTAAGTCTGATAGATTCTTAATCAATCCAGCGGCAACTTCATATGCTCTTGGGTGTTCTGATTCTTTGGCAACATGCAAAAGATTATCCATTGCAGCATTACCTTTTGTAATTAGTTCTCTGATATTTTGTCTTGCGAATTCGGCATCATCTTCAACAGGAGTTTTTACAACCGCAGGTAAAGTTTCAAACTGAATTGGTTCTACATCAAGAACTTCAGATAATTTTTGATTCAACTTATTCATATTGTATTAGGAAAATTAATTACTGTTTCTGAAAATCCAAACTCATCATCCGGCATTGCAGTAATTGGATTTGGTGTAGTAACAACCAATATCGACTTTAATGGATTAGTATCTATTGAAACGATTGTATAATTTGCATTACTCTTATCACCAACAAGAACATCACCAACATTTAAATAATCATTTAAGTAACCAACAACAAGAGTTGCCGTATTTGCTGCAGTTGCAGCATTGTTGCTAAAGTATAAAACTTCACCATGAATATTTTTATTTGATACTCTTACAGTTTCATTTGATGCAAAGTAACCAACACCATTTGCATAGTTTACATAAACTTTCTGTGCATCTTTTGCTCTTGTTTCAAGGTAAATACTTGAATTCGCTTGTCTGATAACATCACCAGAAAGTACTGGTGGCCAAATATAACCTTTTGCTGTAAACTCTAAATCCCAAGTAATTAATCTTGTACTTGTCATGTCACCTTCATACTCTGTGCTTGTATTCACAGAATTAAGAATTACAGGCATGTCATATTTTTTACCCATAGCTGGAATAAAATTAATTGTTACATTAAAGTCTGGTGTAAAAAATGGTAAAATTTGTTCTAATATTTGTGTACCATCTTCTGTGTTTCTTACATAGATGGATAAAGAAAAAGAGAAATCATATGGCACAGGAACAAACTGTGTCTTAACAGTTGTTGCAGTTTCAGCTGAAAAGTTTCTTACTGTAGATGGTAATTTTCTGGAAACATCATAACTCATTCCGGTCATATCAAATGACATTCTTGGAACTGAAGTTGCAATAGACTTCGTTAGAGTTGGGTCGGATTGTAATCTAACCAAATACTTTTCTTTCGCACCATAATTTAGAGGCACTTTAAATTTTTCATACGCAGTTGTGCCTGCCTTGTTGTATCTAACAACATGGATATCATTAAACATTGTACCAAACGCAACAACTACTTTGCGAATGGTGCGATTATAAAAGTGTTCATTACCTAGCATTATGCTTCACCAAATGGGTTGTGTTCTGAGAAATCTATGATTGAATCTGCTTCACCTTCAATTAATGTATTATCTGTAACATCTTCAAATGCACTATTATCAAATACTGTATCATTAGAAACAGTTGCAGAAGTCCATCTTGCATTTGATGTTGCACCAATTGACATTGTGTTATTTGCAAAAGTACCCATCACTCTTATAATATCTAAGTTTCTTGTTGTGCCACTCCAAGAGTAAACAGTTGCCTTTGCGTTTGCAGTTGCAAGACTACCACCCTGATAAACAATTTCATCTTGTACAAATGTTCCTGTACCACCGGCCGCCATTGTGATTCTTTCTCTCTTATATGCATCTCTGATTTGACTATCAATCTCATCAACACCAGTAACAATATATTCTTCAGAGAATACAAGCTGTTTCATTTTTAATGCATACACATAAACATTACCACCTCGACCTCTACCCAATGTGTAGAACATTGCTTGGTCATTTTCGTGTTCTACGAATGTGATTTCAAAAAAGTTTTGAATCAATGGGATGTAGATTAAATCACCTTCTCTTGGTCTAAAGAGATTTGAAGCGCCTGTGGTATATTTAAATCTACGGCGAGATACTAATAGTGTAAGTTCATCTCTAATTTCAAGACCAAATTTGGACATGAAGTCGCCTTCACCATCCATACCTGTAACATTTTCAAGGTACATTTCAAGGTTATATGCCGTAGTATATCTTCTTAATGTATCTTCACCATATAACATATCTTCTGAGTCGCCAGAAGTTCTTGGCATGTAATAAACATCCATGCCATGAATTTGCATCGCTTCAATAACCAAATCTTCAACCAACAGTTGTTCACTGGTGATTTGATCCGTAGGAAAATTATTGAAATAAAAATTGGTAGGCATGCTTAACCCGTAAAGATTTCGCTAGGCAGGCTACCCATTTGATACATGTCTTCTTCCATCTTAGCAAGTTCTTCGGTTGCCTCATCATACACTTCTTTACCATTAAGTGTGACACCACCAGGCAATTGTATTCCGCCAAACTTTTTCATATTGTTGCCCCACTGCTGTTTAATTTTTGCAGTAGCATAAGCCTTTAAGAATCTATCACTCCAAATATCTGAAATGCCTGTCTTAGTCATTGATACTGAAGTTACATTTGCAGTAAGATTGTTTGCACTAACTGTCATTTCAGTTGGTGATTTAATTCTTTGCACTTGATATTCTGCACCAGAAGACAATAGAATAATATCATTCTCTAAAAGTTCTTGGTCGAATACT